ATTTTCAAATCCAGATGGGTTTATCACAGGGGATTCAACAACTACTCCACAAATAACCAGATATCCCAGAAAAGTCAGTGAATAAATGTTGTCAACAGCTTTATGTGTGTGACGTGGCAAATAAGTTTTTCTCAAATCACGTATAACAGTCGCACACAAATGGTTGAACAACATATCACATCCAGTGATATCATCATCAGCACAACGGGGTTTTCCCTCCGCAAACGCATGAAGCAACGAGTACATATGCACAAAGCCGGGACCAGGAAGGTCCAACCCAATAGTGCACGGGTGCCTCAACACATTTTGATTTAAGCGCTGATTTTGGTCATAAAATAAAGTTTTCGCCTTAAGATTATGTGCAAAACCAAGATTGTAGAAAAGTCTTGTTTTAAGTTCAGTTCGTTTTCCACCACACGCGGCACAAACGTTCCCTACAATTTCGGTCATGTCCACAAAGCAGACACGACACACGTTGCGCAAAACCTTAGTTTTGTTCAACAATTCATCTTTAGAAGTGGGGGTAATAGGGCATGTCATGGGCTCATCAGTATCATAAGATTCCATTTCAGTGAGCAGCGTTTTCCAGTGCTTTTCCACGGCTTGTCCCTTCGTATTACAATAATAATACCACCAAAATCCAGGGCTAGTTGTAAAATCAGTTTTCTCGAGGGCTTGAATGTAGGAGTACGGCCTACTACCGACGAGAAATGGTCCAAAGTACTTATCTAGTAGTGCAAACATCTCATAGTACCACTTCGTCTCCCATAATTGACGTGGCCACTCCAACCGTTTAATTCCGGCGGTGTAGCCATCCAATGTCATATCGGAGGGGAGATACTCAGGATTCTCCATGAAACTAAGATCAGACCTAGAGTATGAACTCGAGGGTATGTTTCGTGGAGCGACCAAGTCAATGACTTGATACTTTTCCATAATTTCATCGACAACCGTTCCAAGTTTACGAAACTCGGGCACTACTGTAAAAGGTCGTCGATACGGGGTACGAGAGATGAAGTTTAGTTTTTTGACCCCACGAGATAAGCCTTCACTTCAGGAGTGATAGGCACTGCGAGGTTATATTGGCCAGTAGGACCAGCCATGAAATGAAACGCGCAAACTCTTCCGCCAGTGGTAATATAAGCACCACCACAATCACCACGCTCAGTGGTAACAGCAATTTTCATTTCAAGACCAAACTGACCAACAGCTGGTTTAGTGTCAAGAATTTTCCCAGGGGCAGTCGAAACTTGACCCTTAGGATTAAGAGCAACCAACTGCACATCTTGTCCATTGTGCAACTGTTCTGTAGTAATCATGTCAGCCGCTCTAATAACTTCCAATCCAGGAACAATTGTGTCAAAATAACACAACTCAGTATTTGGGATCTCAATCGCCTCATTTGGGAGGGTATAATATGAAGGAGATCCAGGCAATTTCACTGCAACTGCTCCCGAGTGCTTGTTGGTAACAAATCCAACACCACACTGGTATCCAGAATTCTGGAAAGTAAAGTTATTATTCTCATCCACAGTAAAAACTTGGGCACCTGCCATACCTCGCGAGAGGTTAGCAAACTTTGGGTACCCGGGAACCATCGATTCCAATTTTCGAATGAG